CCAAGACCAGCTACTAAATTTGTATAAGATATTCTGTAGTTAGTGTTGTTTACGAAGTAATCCATTGAAGACCCTGCAAGCACTGTATCCTGTGCTACAAAGTCCGACTTCTTGCGACCATCTGCTCTTTTAACCATTAGTGTTTACCTCTAAGGCTATAGCGCCAGTAGTCTCTGCAAGGATTGATGCTTCTTCATCAGGATAGAAATTACTACTAATGCCAAAGTTATTGTCTTCATTGCCTGAACCAATAGGCAGTGTGCAAGGAAACTTGGTCTTGCCCATGCTTTGACCGACCAGCCGCATAGTATTAAAACCATCACGAGCGGCCTTTGCTAAGCCTGCTGAGACAACTCCGTTGTAATCTGGTGCGACCTCAACAGCCATGTTAGCTATCAAGCCTCGCAGTGCGCCTGTAGGGATGGTCACTTCATCACCTAGATCAGATACCGTTGTATAGCCTAGCTGAATGCCCGAAGCATCTAGCTCTGCCATGTAGTTATTCATGGAAAATATAAAGTCTTGGTACTCGTCAGGCTCTAATGGTGCTTCACTAGCCTGTACCAATATCCTCTGAAGTGAGGACTTTGCGACCTGCGCTACAGTAGCCATTATTCGTATGTAGCTCCGCTTTTAACCATTTTGGCAGGTTTCTTTTTGATTTTCTTTTTTGCCTTTTTAGCAGCCATCATGCCTGCTTTGGTATATGGGAACTTTTGACCGTTTACGTTTGGCATAAATCACCTTACTCAAATGTTGGTTTTTTGGCAGTTTTAGCTGAGTTCCTAAAGGCTTGTGCTGTTGGTGCGCCTTTAGATCCTACCTTACGCATCCGCTCTGGCGTTCTCCCAGCAGCTTTCTGACGCTTAATTCGCTTACGTTTTTTGTGGATGTTAGCGTATAGACCTTCACTCATAAGTAGCACTCTTTGCGCCTTTGCACTTCCATCGCTTGCGACTCAAGTTATTAGGCGTGTTGGGATCGTTTTGTTGTCTCTTAGATAACCTCTTCTTAATACCCAAAGACCTCGCGCAATACGCATCACCTTTCTTTGTTCCTGCGCGTACACGAGAACCACCGTCACTGGCCTTACCAGCCTGCCCATAGGAGACTTTCTTGCCAGTGGCGGTGACCTTTACTTTCGCTTTACCTTTTCTCGGAGTAGCCATGATAAAAAACTGGGAGCCGATAGATCTGTGCTAGACAGCTATAGTCAGAGTTAAAGTCATACCTGTACCTAAAGTTACACCTGTTCCTAGATTTACAGTTATCGACTCCCAGAATCACACAAGGTTACTTGCCGAAGCCTTGACCCGCAAATAGCGGATTAAAGCAAGCATACGCTGGCAGAAGGTCAAAACGAATCTTCTGCGTGTTAGCGTCACCGTCTGCGTACTTAGACACTCGGATGCTCATACCATCGCTGGTAGTTGCAATCGTGTCGGTTGAGTACAGCTTAGGCAGCTTCACAGTTCCAAGACCAAACGCTTGCTTGGTGAAGAACATATTAGGCTGATAGACAGTTGACGCAGCACCAAGGATAGTCACAACCGCGCCGTCAGCAGGAGCTGCATCGACATTGTTGTACTGACCGTTAGCCTCGTAGATGGCAGCGCCAGAGACTGTAATAGTCGCAGCGTTAGCAGCGATAGTCACATCCTCAAGGACTGTGCCTGTCCACGGAACAGCAGCGCCTGCGCTGTCAAGGATAAGCTCACGAGTAGCTACGTTCAAACGGTTGACGTTTGCAATAGTTACCTGATCACCAGCTTTGATAGTACCAGTTCCTAAACCAGCGAGAACAAGTGTCTGCTGCATAGTGTCCTTAGCCGTGACGTAAGTTGCGTCAGGAGCACCATTCAAAGTACCAGCTCGATCAGTGGTAGAGCCAGACGTATAGCTGCTAAGAGCGTTAGAAGTCAGAGCCATCAAGCCGCCAAAGTTCTGGCTGATTTGCGCTTTCTCCCAAGCTGTGCGAACAAGACCGTCAGACGCATTCAGACCGTTCTGAGCTGATGACAGCGCAGTGGTTGTGAATGGGTTCATCAGATAGTATTTCTCGTCTGACATTGGCACACCAACAGAGTCCATCAACGCACCAGCACCTGCTACGTCTGACCATGCGTCAACAACAGTGCCGCGATCACCGTAGCTCAACGCTGCGTTTTTACGCATGAACGCGCCGAGGTCAAGCTCAAGGTCAGTTACGATTCTTCGAGCCATAGGCTCAAGGATTTGATCTAACTGGTCTAGCTCCAAAGCCTCTTGCACGTTGCCCCATTCAGTGGCGGCTGTGAAATAGTTTTGAACTGTACCAGTTGCTTTACCAGCAATGATGTCAGACTTCGCGGAACCACTGATATCACCGCCAGAAGTGCGGATTGTGTTGTAGTCATGCGGACGCTTAAAGTCTACATTTGAACCGCTAGAAGGATTGAACTTACCTGACAACAACTGAGTGTTCACAGTTTTTGTTACTACACGAGAAGCCTCAAAAGCATCTAAAAATACACGAGCGACTTTCCGTGTGACGTTACTACTAAGATTATTAGCCATTTCTGGATCACCTCATTCATTCAAAAGTTGCTCCTTTAGGGCCACCAGCTTTGGGACTTACCCCAGCACCTTTTGGCGTGTCTAGTGGATCAGGAGCGGCATTTACATTAGGTTTAAGTTTTCTAGCCTTTGGCATAATGGTCTGATCTAAATACAGCAACGCTTGATTAGCAGGCATATTCGCCAGCTTATCTAACTCTAAGAGATTCTGACCTAAGTACAGAGTTCCAAGACTTCCATCTTCTAAATCAATTAGATGGTTGGACAGCATTGGGTTAATCCCAAACTGGCCTATCTTGTTAGCTGCGCTTTGCAGATCCTCAGTCTTTACACCGAGCTTCTTAGAGCGTTCTGCGTAGGTTGCGATCTTCGCATTCTGCTCATTAATTGCCGCTGCTTGCTGTTGACGCTGCATTTCTAGCTGCTGGCCTTCTGCAACCTGCTGCCGTGCTGCGAATTCAGCTCGTTTGGCAATCGCCTCATCACGCTGTCGGAGCTGCTCCTGTATCTCTCTATCAGAGAGACTATAGAAGTCAGGCACTTTCGGCACTTCGGGCGGCTGTTCTTGGGGAATCTTAGCTTCTAGCTCTTCTAGGCGCTTGCGATAGTCCTCGGCCTGACGCTCTGCTTCTCGCGCCTTCCAAGTCTTCTCGCTTATAGCCTTATCAAAGACCTTCTGCTGCTCTTCGTTAAAAACAGGTCTAGTGGATTGTTCTTGGTCTTCACCAGTATCCGTTGATGATTCGGAATCAGTTTCCTGATCTACATCCTCTATGTCTTCAAACTCAACATCTTGAGTCTCATCGACCATATCGTCTGGTTGCATCTTATACCTACTGTAATGCCGTCAAATAAACGGTGACGTTCCGTGCCTCCATGAAAGCGTGGAGTGCGCTAGTGGTCAAATATACCACAATTTGGTTAAAAGCAATACTTTTCTTAAAATATGGAGGAAGCGGCTACCTAGCAAGGCTCCGATAGATTATCGCCTGTGGAATTGAACCACTATTACGCTTCCATAAACTTTTTTAATTCGCTCTACGAGCCTCTATATCTCTCAGCATCTCTTCAGTTATTACGCCGCCTCTCGTGCCTCGGCGCAACGTGTATTGTTCTTTAGCTAAAGTAGCTGGATCAGCTCTTAACAAAGAATCAACGCTGTCAAATCCTCTGGCGCTTACAAGGTCAGGCATTAACTCAAATACATTTATATCTTGCTCTCTTAATATGCCTTCAGGTCTGCCAGCTAATCCTTGACCATAAGTGCGATGACCAGACACCTCAAACCTTGAATCACCATATGGATTTGCAACACCAACATTTTGAAGATTGAAGTCTGGAGCATTGTATTGAGCGCGATCACTTACAGCGAGCCTAGCTTGACCTATGCCTAGACCGCCTTCATTTCTTAAATCTCTATCCATAACTTGTAATAAAGACTTTCTTGGATCGCCTGTCATTTCTCTGATTTGGTCTATGCTTTCAGGATTATCTATTCCTTTCCAAGCTGGATAAAATTCTTTAATAGTCTTGTCAGCCTGCTGTTTGGCTTTCTTTGATACAGCGTTTCTGGCGTGAGTAACCATTACCTCTCCGGTCATAGTAGAGAAGTCTCCACCACTTGGGGCCATCCGATAAGGCAGCATAAGCACCTCATCAGCTATTGGCTTGCCATCCAATCCCATAAACGAATTCAAAAAAGCCGATGTTGCTCCTCTATCTTGCGCCCAGACCTGACCTTCTCTACCTACTGGGTTAGCAAACATAAAGTCTTGACCGCCTTGTAGCTCTACAGGCAAGTCATAATCAACTCCTTCGACTCCGGTGATGCGCGATCCAGCTTTTGTCCTGTCTGCCATAGTTATTCTGAATGGCTTGCCTTCATAGTCGAAAATGCTTACTTCAGGACGCACTATAGGCGATCCTTCATATGTTAGCTCTGTATCCAATATGCGTTGTTGTTCTTTAGCTCGGCTGTCAAACCTTGGATCAAAGCCTTCATCTCCTATGCGAAACGTCTCTCGCAGCGCCGAGCCTCCAGCGATAGCAGAGCCTTGCCTGCCGCCGCCTGAGTATAAAAGCGTATCTCCAATTTCATTGCCTGATCTTCTAAACCCAGAGGCCAAGGCTGGGCCTCCACCGCTAGAGCCTCCTCCCATAACTATCGTAGGATCAAACTCTACAATTCTCCTAGTTTCTGGATCATAGTATCGACCACCAGAGCCTGCTGCTCGCATTTGCTCGTCTATCATCTGCGGAACAGCTTTGACAACTCCACGGATCGCGCTGACAGCTTTACCAGCAGCCTCTGACTGCTCGTTAGCATCACCAAAGAAGATGTCATTAAGGAAAGAGCCAGTAGCCTTAGCGCCTCTGACTATAGGACTGTAAGAGAAGTCTACTTCAGACTCTCCGTATTGAGCAGGAATAGTCTGGCGAATTTCCCGACCACGATCATCATATCCAATAAGCTGGTTCTGTATTTCTTCTCTAAGAATCTCTCGGCGCTCAGGAATAAGAACACCTAAAGCCGTGTCTCCACCGTACTTGTAGTTCTTATCAACTTGATTAAGAGCCGATGATCCTGCGCTGGGGCTGCGTTCAGCCATTCTGCATTCTCGCTATTTCAGAGTCGGACATATACCTCATGGCTCTGCGCTGGGCTTCGGCTCGCATCCTCTCGGCCTCAGCACGTTGCCTGTCGCTGATGTCAGCCATCTTCTCTTGGTTGTTAAGCTGCTCGCCTACTGCCTGTGCGCTTGTCCTGTCAATCGTAGCTCCTGCCTGCTGAGCCTTGATCTGA